TCTGTTGCGGTCTTAGCGGCAGTATCAGCTCTTGGCATCAAAAGCTGCAAGCCCTGAATTGTTATCTCGTCTTTAATATCGCTGAGATAGTTTCTGCCTGCTTCAATAGCAGCGCCAGTGTGTTCTACAAAGTAAAACTTCGCCTGCGGATCATCGGCGTGTAAAAGCTTTCTTGGCCCGATCGCGATTGGATCGTTATTATTCGGAACGCCTGCTGCATTGGTTGTTGGTTCTTCAGGCCGCCAACCGGAAGCGGCAAGTATCGGGAACTGAGCAACAGTCAGTGCGTTCTGCTGATTAGACCTACCCTGATAATGCGCGATATTCAGATAAGCCATGTCCAAAAGCGGCGGAACGGCCTCAAAGCCTGAGCCAATTCTACCCGCAAAAAGAGGAACAAGAGCAACAAAGTCGATCGTGGTAATGCCTGAGTCAATCAGCTCGTAAGCTGTTTTATTGCTTTTTTTTGATTCTGCGCTTTCCCGCCAAAGTTCCCAAGAACCGGGACGAAGCACTCGAAATCTTTTTTCTACGTCCACGGAAGAACCGTTTACAACCTCTACAAATTCGATAACGATTGCTTCTTCTATCTGCTTAGAAACGCTGTTGCGCTTAACATAAGGCACTTGAGAAAAGTGCAAATAATTCCAGTAAGGCCTTGCTCCACTCAGTTTTTCTTCAGCAACAGTGCGGGTTTGTTCGGGCGAAACGATAGGGAAGTCTACTAGAATCCAGCCCATGCCGTATGCGATCACTTCGGCCAAGGCATCTGAAGCAAAACAATGAAGGTTGTTGCCCTGCATATCAATATCATCGCAATAAAGCCTGATCTTTTCGTCCATATCTTCGCTTAGAGTCGGGGCTTTGGCAAAAACTTTACCGGCCATTTTTTTTACGTTTGTAGAAAAGAATGGGGTTAAGAACGCTGTGGAAAGCCTGTTTTCATAATTCTTTACAGATTCGGCTGTATTCCTTGGCAGGAACGTTTCACCCAAAGCCCGAACCGCAGCAGTTCCGCCAATTAGAGCTGCGATCATAGGCTCATGCTTCTTCATTCGTTTATAAGCCGGGGACTGGATATCAAGGTTTAAAGAAGAACCTTGCGGAATCTGTTTCGTTCTCGTTTGTTTCGCCATTTTACATATCTCCTATTGAATCGCTTCGTTTGTTTATTGGGAATTCTTCGACAATATAATAACCCAGCCCGTCTGAGATGTGCGTCAGCATTGCGTTAGCCTTTTTATTTATTTCGCCAGAGCCACCGATTAAGGTTGTGACACCTTCGAAATCCTCTATAACATGCTTTGCGAAATGAGGGTGAGCCATAAGTTTTATTTCATTTGTAATAGACAGACAGCGCGAGTTAACGGCATTAAGCCTTACTCTTTCTTGCGGATTGTGGGTCGGCACTCTGTATCTCATTTTATCAGCAAGAGGTGAATTACGAAAGCATTGTTTAATAATTTCCCAGTCTGAGCCGTCATTTTTTGCAGACCCCTTTGATCCGCCAGTAGCATCACCATAGCAGATAACAAGACCCTGATGCCTGCCCCAGTCTTGAATCAACTTGTTGCAAACAGCTTTTGTCGTGCTATTTCTTGGAATGTAAACTTCGCCAATAACGCCAGTGCCAACGACAGGCTCGCGATATGCTTCGCCATAACGGTTTTCAACGATCCTTGTCTGCCCCGGCATAATTTGCTCTTGAGCAACAGCGGCAACACCCGGGCTGACGTTAAAGTCAAAACAAAAAGCCAAGGGCTGAAGTGGATCATAAGTTAGCTTTGTAGATTTATTCTGATCTGTAAAGGCATAGTAGGCTCGTCCTTCAAAAGTTACGAAGTCAGCCTCATACTCCTGCTTGAAAGTAAGCAAATCCATGTCGCGCATGGCTGCGGCGATTTCTTCAGGAGGTAAAACTTCTGACGACTTCCAAGTAAAACCAGCCCATTCGCCAGTATCATCTGCGATTGCCTGATTATATGTTCTATAATAATGATTGCGGCCTTCTGGAACGCCAATAAGCCAGCACCAGCCGGGACGACCGAGAGTCGAAAGGGCAGGGCGAACATGCGCAGACCACGCCTTTGACTTCATGTTTCCATATTCGTCGAGAATCCCGCCGTCCCAAGGTGTTCCTTCTATTCTTTCAGGGCTATCCATGCCCAATACAAAGATTTTTGCGCCAGTTTTAAAAGTAAGGATCATCTCTGATTCTCTCGGTGGCTTCGCTAATAGCCCTTCAGACAGGCGCTTTAAATCTTCCCAGTAAATACGGCGAGCTTGCGTAAGCGTTGGAGCAGCGCAGAAATACTGAGGGTCTTTCGTGTGCTTAACTTGATAAATACCAAAGCCGGGGTGGTAACAGCCTCCAGCGGAAACCATTTCTAAGACAAGCTTTGCAAGTTCCGTCTTTCCGGATCGGCGACCGGCAGGAACAACTTTAAATCTAGCCCTGCTGTTTAAAAGCCTTCGCTGGCTTTTTGTTGGATTCCAAGTCGGCCAATTTTTATTAAATTGAGGAAAGAAAAAACCAGCCGGTTTTATTCCACGGCTTGAGTTTTCGGCATCTTGGTTTGAGAAGGCGATCTTATTATTCGGAAGAATCAGGCTGCTCATTATTATCCTCTGCTCCGCCGCAGCCTATAAACCCGGCAAGAGTTCCGAACTCATCACGCATTTTTTGGGCGTATGCCTCTGGAGTATTGCTTGTTTCAGAGCCATCGTCTTTCCTGATAGCAACTCTTTTGCCCCATTTTTTGGGGAATTTTCTTTCAAGTCGCCATGCGGCAGCCTGCCATTGTGGGGCAGTGACCTTGCTTGTTGTTTGAACAGAAATAATGTTTCCGCGTGCGTCTTTTATTATTTTTTCTTCAGAATATTTTTGCCCACCTCTTGCCGCTTGAGCAACAAGAGAAACGTCGCGAACTTCAGACTCAGACATTGCTCTGGTAACGCCTTCAAGAAAAATAACAAACTGAGCTTCAGACTGAAAAGGCTTCGCCCTTGGATTTTTGGCAAGCCTTCGCTTTTCTCTACGCCCACGTTTCAGCCATTGATAAAGGGTGTTTTTACTAATTCCAGCATAAGCAGCGGCAGTTTCCATGTAGCAGCCGGCCTTTAAAGAAAATAGTATATTTTCTATTAAAGCCTGACTGATAAGCACTTTTCTGCCGCTTGCTTTTTTTCGCTTTTGGCCGGTAAGGACAGCCCCTTCAATATCTTTATTTGCCATTTTTTAGCCTTTAAATACCGAACCTAATGATGCTGACCGATTATAGAAATTCCAAGTGTCGCTGCGGAAGGGTATCAAGATAGATATTGCTGCCAGAAAGTCGGCAGGGCTTTTCACATGTAGCCATATCTGTTATATGACGAGCTTTTTTTTCAAGAATATCTTTATCAAATATACTCCCAATCACCTCTTGCTTATGGCAGCAATACCAAACATCGCAGTTATAATTTATAAATAAATTTGTCCAGTTAGCCGAACATTTTTTGAATGTATTAAAAACAAGATGCCATTTATAGTTTATGACGACTCGACTATCTGTAACCTGCAGCAATTCAAGCTCTTTTAGGATTAAAGCTACCTGTTTTTTTGTATATACTGGCCGATCTGATTCAATAGGTCTAAATACAATATAGTCTACATCAAGGCCTTTAGCCTCGCCGTAAATCTTACGAATATCATCATCTTCGGCAACTATTCCCTGAACACCAATTTCGCAAAGTGGGTTATTCAGCCGGAGCTGTTTTACCTTCGATTCGTTAGCCTTATTATGAATTGAAACCTTTATCCACTTGGCTTTTGTAACCGGGATAGCTGGTAAATTGGTATTTATTCCGTATTTTATGCCTGAAGAATTTAAAAAAGAGATTATTTCGCTAAAATCCTTGTGCAGCATAGGTTCGCCACCACCAGTAAGAATTAGCCCCTCGACGCCGAGTTCTTGTAATCTTGCCGCCAGCCTTATGAAATCACTGACAGGCATATGATCATTGCCTTTTTCGTAACGGCAATAGTTACAGTTTAGATTGCAATTATTGGTTAAAACAACATCTGCTGTGATTGGGGTTGGGCTATTTAGCCGGTTAAGGTAAAAACATAACTTGTTATTGTTTATAAGCGCCTGCATTACGACTCCTGACTTTGTTTGCGATGCATCTCCGAAATTATTTTGGGAACGGCATTTTTCCAAGAAACAGAATGATGCAAACGCTTGTTTTTATTACCCATCAACCGTATTTTAACACAAGAGGGCGAATACATAACAGAGAAGAAACTTTTTGTATATGTTCCATTTTTTTTATAATAATCCGTCATGCCTCCGGTAGTTGACTGCGTTGCAAGCTGGCTAAGTTTCACAAATGGGACGGTAAAAAAAAGATGACCGCGACTACCGTAGCAAACGTATGTAGTTACGTCCTCATTCATTTTTCCGGAAAAATTGATTGGCCGATCAGGGCTGCAAATGAAAGAGTTCATACACTTGCGATGTAGAGTAATCTTTTTTGCCCACGTCCCATCGCCGCCGCCTATAAAGTCACCACCCTGAGCCATAGCAATGCTTTTTGTCGGTGTTGCTTTATGAAAATCTACAAGAGTATCAAAAACCGAGTCAAGGTTTCTAATTGGGGTGTAACCAAAGCTAAGGTCTTTTTTGAAAACATATTGAAAACTGGAATAGTCGTCGTCAAGTTGTATAAAGTGATCAAGGCCTAACTGCCTTGCAAAATCAAAGCAAGCGTGCCTTGCATAAAGAATTGCAGACCGGCCTTCAAAATTATCACCTTCATCTACACCCGCAGCCACTTTTTCTTTGTTAAAAACAAGAATGTTCTTTTTACCATAGTTTTTAGCATACTTTTCTATGCTGGCATCTTCGTTATCCAAAACAAAATAAATTTTTCCAGTATAACCGCTTCGCTGAAGTGTTGTAAAGGTTACAACCTTGTCTGGACGGCCATGTGTCAGAATAAATATTGCGAATTTTTGATTAAACATTATTTTCATCTTCCTGCTGTTGCTGCATAAGCTCCTCAGTGAGCTTTACAAAGCCAAGCTCAACGGCTTTTTCAAAATCTATTATAACAAGGGCTGAATCTTCCATAAGTTCCTGTAATTCTTTGTCTGCGTGAGCATAAAACTCTGCAATTTTTTCATAGTTAAAAACAATATGCCGGCTTGCAGCTGCTGTTAAAAACTCTTTTATATCATCAGGCGCGTTGCTCATTTCAATTTTTCGCATAAGTTCGTTTGACCTGCTTATATCAAACAACTCTGTGAGGGGCGGTAAGTCCCCTTTTGGCTCATAAATAGGTGACGTTATTTTCCCAGTATAAGGGTTTTCACCTTCTTCATTTTCTCCATCATCTTCTGGATTATTCAAAAAATCTAACCCTATAGACCCAAGATCGGTTGAAAAACCTAGTTCCTGAATACTCTCAAACTCTATCTTTAAAAGGGCTTCGTCCCAGCCTCCGCCTATCTCTGCAAGCCGATTATCTGCTATTATGTATGCTTTCTTTTGTGCCTCGGTTAAATGCTTTAGCCTAATACAAGGAATCTCAGCCAGACCAAGCAGCTCACTAGCTAGAACTCGGCCATGCCCTGCTATTATCATGTTGTTTGAGTCCACCAAAACCGGGTTATTAAATCCGAACTCAATGATAGACGAGGCAATTTGCTTTATTTGTTGCTCGCTGTGCAGCTTTGCATTATTGGCGTATGGAATAAGCTTTGAAACACTGATTTGTTCGATATCCATTTGTTCGATATCCATTCTTTTTTTTCCTTATTCAGTCTTTATGCTGGCTTTAAAGCCGGTAAATAGTAGAGAAAAATTTTATGACAGTTAGTAATCTTTAACCCCTATGCGCAGGGTGTCCCCTCTGCGCTCCTAGCCGGTCTACCCCGCTTTCTTGGAAGCAAACCATCTTTAACAGCAGGTGTTGGCTTATATTCTAGACGATTTCTGGTCGCAGCCTTTTTTTCAGCGTCCGAATATCTGGCGCTACTGGTAAAAAAGAGGGATTGGCAAGAAGGGTGGGCGCATTTACGGACAGGATAGCTCCGAGGTCTCCAAGAGTGCCCACAGCGCTGGCAAACAATAGGCTTTTCCGTATTCTTATGTGCTTCTTTGGTTATTACAGATCGAGCAATTAGCTGCCAGCCTTCTGGCCTGCTGGCGCTTGGTTTAGAATCAAGAATTTTTTGTTTGCGTTGCTTTTCAAGCTCGTCTTTTCTACGCGCTATTGCTCCATTAATAATAATTCGAACCTCTTCCATTTCCGAAACCCAGTTCCATAAAGTCATTCGCGATATTCCATGCAAACGGCTAGCAGATAGGGCTGGAAGTCCCCTTTCAATGTCAGAAGCTATTGCAACTGCGATTGCCTGCCGCTCCAGTGTAGGAAAACAGTATTTTTGCTTAACTTTTTTCATAAAACTATTTTACAATAGGTTGCTTTTTTATGCAAGAATTTAAAAGGAATAGCCTTTTAAATTCAAAAAAGAGAAGTTTTTTTTAACGATACGGCAAAGGGTATACCGAATAGTTTAAATCGGCTGTTCATGGGCATTGAAATAGTTCAGGGAACGATTACCGTAACTATTGCATGTTATATATTAACTATTCCCTATTTTTGTTTTTGAATTATATTCAAAAAAACATAAAGCCAGATTTTAGTAGTAGAGCTACATTGCAGATGTGTAAACCTCGTCAGCCTTAATGAACAGAGGGGTTTCAGAAAACTTAATGGTAAAATGGTGGGTATTTCAATATCAAAAAAAAATAAAAAATATTTTTAAAAAAAGCTTTACAATTTATACGGCTCAAATTATATTAATCAAACAAGCTCAAACGAACCAGAAACGAAAGGGAAAACGAAATGGAAAGCCAGAGAACATTCGGAATCGAAATTGAAATGATTAATATGACCCCAGATAGAGCCGCTGCAGTATTGCAGGCCGCTGGAATCAATGCTCACCGAGAAGGCTATAACCACACAACCCGTCCCTACTGGAAAGTAGTTACAGACGGCTCGCTTCGCGATAACAACATGTCCAACATGAACACCTGCGAAGTAGTTAGCCCAATATTACAGGGTAACGAAGGATTAGCAGATACCGAAAAGGTTTGCAATGCACTTAAGGCAGCAGGAGCCACCGTTAACAAGACATGTGGGCTGCATGTTCATATCGGAGCTTCAGACCTTACCGTAGAAGTTATGAAAAATGTATTCACCCGCTATGCAGTGCTAGAAAATGATATTCACACCTTTCTTCCCAAGAGCAGAGTTGATAACCTTTACGCTAGACGCTGCTCACTAGCTCTTACGCCAGAATTTAAATCTGCCACTACTCTTGAACGGGCAATAAGGGCAGTAGGCAATGCTTACGGCGACCAGATGTATAACCGCTATAGCTCAGTTAATCTTGCAGCCTATCTTCGCCACACTACAGTAGAATTCCGCCAGCACAGCGGAACAGTTGAATTTGAAAAGATCAAAAACTGGGTAGAATTCACAATGAGCTTTGTTGAAGCCAGCAAAACAATCGTTGCAGAAGATAAGTCAGGCCGAGAAACAAGAATGAAGATCAAAAAATTCCTTCTGGAAAACAAAGGCTCATTCTTCAGTATCGCAGAAATCAATGCTGCAATCGGCAGCAATAAAGCTGAAAAGACCATTAGAACTTATCTTTCAGACATAAAAAATCCAATTTACGCAGGCCAGAGTGGCCCAATCAATATCTTAAAAAGAAATGGGAAATATTCAACCGATACCATTCTTGCACCAGAAGCAGATTCAGTATTCAGAGGCGTTAGCCCAGAAGTAGCTGCATACTTAGCAGCAAGAGCCACAGCTTTTGCTACTTGCTAATCCAGAATTTCAGCCCCGAAGAACCGGGGCGCTAAAATAAAAAAAAAGGAAGTCTTGCTAATGAAAAAGAATAGCCGCCAGAGTAAGGAAACAACCCTTTACGTAATTTTAACAATCACCGGAGAGGTCTTTACAGGATTCCCAGAGGGAATCGTCACACAGCTTCGCCAGACGTCGCTAATTCCATACCCTGAAAATGAAGGATTTATGAAAGAATGGTCGGAAAGAGCACAGCTTTTCACTAAAAGCCAGATAGACCCAAGTTCGGCCGGAGAATTCATTAAAACGAACTGCAAAGCTGGGCTAATGAAGCTAATTACACTGGAGGATATGGCGTGAAAAGATTATATTTTGCATACGGAGCAAACCTGAACAAAGAATCAATGGCAAGCCGCTGCCCGGCAGCGACTCCAATCGGCAAGGCAATAGCCTGCGGCAAGAAGCGAGTCTTTCGGGGCGTTGCAGATGTTATACCCGGCAAACCAGAGGATTGCGTTTTCGGGGCTTTATGGGAAATAACGCCAGCTTGCGAAAAATCGCTAGACCGATTTGAAGGCTACCCTCGACTCTACACAAAGCAGATGATCCACGTTTGGTGCGCGGAAAGCCAAGAAGTAGTTCGGGCAATGATCTACGTAATGACATCGCCCAAAAGACCGATTGCTCCGCCATCTATTTTTTACCACGAAACTATTGAGCAGGGAACGATCGACTTCGGCTGGCCTAACTCGGTCAGGAAAGAACTTAATCGACAGGCCGTAGACGCTGAAGTGGCCTATGAACGGGCATGGCTGGCAAAGCAAGATCGGGCATGAAAAGAAATAATATTTTTAAAAAAAACTTTACTTCCTACGGGCAGCAAATTACAATTAATTCCGGCATATTTTAAACTTGAAAGGGAAAACGAAAATGAAACTTTACGGAAACCGCTCTAATGGGGCATCTTACCTAGATATTATTTTTAAAGCTGCGCTCCAGAAACTTGAAGCAACGCAGAAAAAAGCTACAAAAGCAGTCAGAAAGGCGGAAAAGAAATGAATAATATCACAAAACCAACTATTGCAGAAGTACTGGAAAAGCTTGAACAAAGGCTTCCTATCAGCGCAGTTGAACTAGACGTATTGCACGAATACGCCCACGATCAGTATTATCACGATGGCTGCGGCTGCGGTTGCGGCGGCTAATTCAAAAAGGGGAAAACGAAATGAGAATCATCTTCAAAAACAGCTTCCATAACACAACAGCAATCGTTTTCGCAAAGCCACGCTGCGGCAACTACGTTGTCAGCAAGCGGCAATACCGCAGGGCTTCAAAATCGCTCTGCCCCTCCATCGACCAAGGCTGCACTTGCGGCGTAATTCGTGGAGGCCGCTACAACCTCTTTTTCGCAGGGGACGAGTTTCTCGTAACCTTTGAAGGCGGGACACTCCGCCAGAGCAAGGAGTAAAGCAATGAGAAAGATCGGCAAAAGGCAACAGGACGTTTTGGAAGCGCTGGAGCAACACAAAGGCTGGAATCCCGGCTGCGGCTGGATATGGGACAACTACAGCACGACGGTTTCTATACTGAAATCACTTGTAAAAGCTGGGCTGGTAACAGAAAGCAAGATGTTTCCCGGCTCATACTCGCTTAAGAAAGGGGAATAACGCATGTTTATAGATCAAGATAAAATGGACAAAACGCTCTACAAAATCCAGCGGGAGCAGAACGAAGGGCTTCAATCGCTGGAGTCTGACGGGGCTGCAAAATCAACCATTTGGCCAGACACAGTATCAGACCTCTGGTCAGGCATGTTTAAATCAGAACCGAAGATGACAGAAGGAGCTGTTGGCCCGCTGGCAAATGCACTTCAGGAAGTTATGGAAACGCAGGAGTGGAAAAACTTACGCGAAGTCACAAAGCTGGACGAGTTCAACTCTGCAGTAGGCACGGTTTCGTTCGGCAGAGAGTTCTTAGACAGACTGCCAGATGAGGTGTTAAAGGCAGAAGAAGCTGCACAGCGGGAGCAGCATTTAAAAGAAGTTATTGAGGACTACGAGAATAAAGGCGTTCCAGAGTCTGTTAGAGAAAGGCTTCGCCAATTAGCGGAAGAAGCTTCTCAGCAGTCTGCGATTAAAATGGCGAAGGCAATGCAAGCCTGCGACGGAGACATTAATCAGGCCATAAGGATTGCAGGTAGGGCTGCGTCTACTCAAGCAAGCGAGGACGCAATTGAAGCCAAGGAATTTTCTCAGGCATGGGGCAACGGGGCTGGAACAGGCAAAAAGCTTTCGCTGGCCGGGCAACTGGCGCTTGCAAACAAGATCAAAAACGACAAAACAATGGCAATGTTTGCTAAGATAATCGGCAGAATGAAGCGATTAGCACAGGGTTATCAAGCCAAGAAGATCGAGAAAAAGCCAGAAGAAATTGTAGACGTTGAAACCGGCAACGACCTGACCTCAGTGCTCCCATCAGAGTTCGCAAGGCTTAATCACCCGCTGGCAAAACTGGACTTCCGGCGCAGATACTTGGAACGCAACCTGCTCCAGTTTAAAAAGACAGGCTCAGATAAAGCTGGCAAGGGGCCAATAATGCTAATGGTTGACGAATCCGGATCAATGCACGGCGAGAGGATAGCGTGGGCAAAAGCCGTTGGCATGGGGCTTTGCTGGATAGCGCAGAAGCAAAAGCGCAGCATGATTATCGGTGGCTTCTCGTCCAGCGGCCAGATTTGGACAAAAGAATTTCCTCAGGGCAAAATAACTTCCGCAGAAATGGAATGGTTTGCACAGCAGTTCTACGGCGGCGGAACAGACTTTGAAATGGCGCTTGAAGGCTGCGTTAAGAGTATTCGGGCAACAAAGATGCAGCACTTCAAAAAAGCAGACGTTGTGTTTATCTCAGACGGTGATTGCTACATTGGAAGCAAGTTTCGGGAGAAGTTTAAGGCTACCAAGAAAGAGCTGGGCATGCGGGTTATGGCGATCGGAGTTGGCTGTTCGGCAGATTCATTCCGAGATTTCTCAGATGCGGCTTTCGGCTTTAATGGCCGGTTAGACGGCGATGAGTCAGCGCTGGAAAGGGTGTTTTCAATATGAAAACACCTGAAAGAAACTGCTTAACGTGCATTAGATACAAAGACGGAATTAGAGGCCCGGTTGGGCCGCTGTGTAAAGCGTGCGACAAGGAGTCAAACGAATACTGGAAAGAACAAGAGAGGGCTGGTAAAGAAGTAGACTTTACGGCAGAAAGATACGGGATTCATTGGGTAAAAAAGCCTAATGGCAGCCCAGCCAGAAAGAAACCAAGACCTAACCTTAGAAAATCAACTGCGAAATATACGAAAGGCCGGGAGCTGACAGCGTTAGAAGCTATAGACAGAATATTAATCGGCGAAACAATATTCTGGCGAGAAAAGGCTCAGAACGCCAGTTGGAATCAAAATTTGTCAGTCAGGACTATTAAGGAAGCGGCACTATTGGGCTATCTGTTCGACGCAATTAAAGCGGAAACGAAAGGGAGAACCGGCAAATGACAAAGCCAGCAAGAAGTTGCCAGACTTGCGGAATGAGGCCGCTGACCCCGGCAAACGTTAGAATATGCGAGGACTGCGTAAGAGAGTTCTACCGCTACATTAAAGACTGCATAGCAAAAAAAGAGCCGGTAGATGCTACCAACGAAAGATACGGAAAGAATTGGGTTCTAAATACTGCGCCAGAAGCGGCGCTAAACGAAAGATAAAGGGAGAAAAAACTATGATTACGAGCTTAGAATGGGATCATGCGCTGTGCAAATCAAGCGAAACAATGGGCGTTACCGTTAATCGCTGCGGAGAAATTGAAACCGCAGCATCGGCGATCATTAAAGGGCTGCCAGACGATAAAGGCAGCGTCATGCACATCATAAACGAAGCTATCAAATCCGCTGCGGTAAAGAATGTGCAGGAAGTTGTTATTCTGAATCACATCTTAAAAGAAATGCTAGACCGGCAGAAAGCCATGCGCCACATAGCCGGGGCATTGATAAACGCGCTAAGTGCCAGTCAAGACGACCCAAAGGAAGAAGTAAAACCGGAGAAGGCAGAACAGAAAAATAGTTCAATAAACTAAATTTTCAATCGGTCGGAAACCTCATTAAAAGCGGGGTTTCCGACCCGCTAAAAATATTTTAAAAAAAGATCTTTACATTTAAAACGCTAGCTATTATACTGAGTTTCCAGACTTAAATTTTTAAAACGAAAGGTGAAAACGAAAATGAAACTAGATACCAGCAAATTTGAAGGCGTTCACGGAAAGAAACCACAGGGGTTCGGCCTCTGGAGCTTCGACATTCTCGGAACTGACGGTAACGGCAGTTATACCAGCTTTACCGAAACTGCTTACGGCACAGTAAGCGCAGCTAAAGCAATGGCCGTAAAGACCGCGAAAAGTAAGTGTTCAGCTGTGAAAACGATCGTAGAAATCGTTCTTAACGCATAATAAAGGGGAAAAGAAAATGAAACAAAGGTTTAAAATCCGCTTTCGCGGGCTTCTTATCAGCGCAGACAAAGCAACGACTCTTGCGGCAAGCGGGGAATACCGCTCAAGCATCGAAGCAAAAAAAGCGGCAAAGGCAATGCAGCGCTTAAAGCCTCTTTCGCTCGTCAGAATCTCTAAGACCCGCGAATACGTGGGCACTTGGTAAGGAGAAATAAAATGAGTCCACTAAGACAACGCGAACTGCGCAATCAGATGCGCTATGCACAGGAAGAAATGGACAACGCCGCTTTCGATCCGTTTTCAGACGAAGGCCGCAGGATTACATTTCTTTTCTCGGACGCAAGAGATCAGCTTGCGGCCTTTGAAGCAAAACAAATTATTGTAGACCCGGCAACTTTGGGTCGTGGAACCGGCGAAGTCATGGGACATCGCTTCGATCTGGACTAGGAGAAATAAGATGAAAGCACAAGAAGCGATGGAAAGAACAGCCGCGATTGATGCGGCGTGGAACGATGACAAAATAAAGACCATGCAGGAGAAAAACGAGCAAATGGCTCAATTAGCGGCGTTGGTCGACCAAACGCTAATAGACGAGCTGTTGGCTATTCTTGAAGAAACATCAGACGAAAAAGTCGCGCTTAGAATCCTTAACACGGCCTCTGACCTAAATATCAAGACGGGCCTTGTTCAAAAGGCTATGAACCGACACGAAAAGCTTTCAGACGCAGTTTGGTGCGCAGCTAACGGAATAGATAGAAGCAAAGAAGCTGTAGACTCAAGCTTAGATGCCGGCTACTCGGCAAATAACTGGTAAGGAGAAACTAAAATGGAATTAATCAATCTCACCCCGCACGCTTTAAACATCATAAACAACGACGGTAATGTTGTAGACATTAAGCCCAGCGGCTTAATTGCTAGGGTTGCAGCAAGTTCGGCGGTTATTGCAACTGTAAACGGCTTCAGCATTAGCCAGCAGACTTTCGGCGATGTAGTCGGCTTACCTCCAGCCGCAGACGGCGTAATGCTTATCGTAAGCCGCATGGTTAAAGACAGAGTTGCAGATAGAGCCGATGTAGTTGTTCCCGGCGCACCAGTTCGCGATGCAGACGGAAAAATTATCGGGGCACAGGGGCTTTCGCTCTAATGAAAAGATCAGACATAAAGACTTGGTTTAAAGCCTTTTTCCGGGCTCTAAGGCTCAACACAGACGACATAAGCGGAAGCCTTTCGCCAGCTTTCGCGCAAGACCTTAGCGACTGGGAAAAAGACGTAGCCAGAACCTTTCTGGCAAGGCAAAGTGCAGACCCGCTTAAGATCAGGAAGGTAGAGCGGCTACTTTTTCTCAGATGGTTTAACTCGTTCAAATAGCCGAAAGGCGCTGAACTTCAAACAATAAAGGGGAAATGAAATGAGCTTAGACTGGAGTATTGCAGACGTAGCGAATAAAGATACTTTGTGCTGGCAGGGCGAGGGCAAAGACAGGCACATGAACCCGGTTACAGAGGTGCTTATCTATTCCACGATGTTTATCGGAATCCCTTGGATAACCGCTAAGACGGTGAAAGAGTTCCAGTTCAGAATGGACGTTCACCAAAAAATGTTCGGCGCTCTGCTGAGTTCGCCGACTGGCCCGGTAGAGGTCACAGCGGAGGACGTAGCTGCGCACATAGGGCTAGGGACAAACGCTTCCACTATAAACAAAGCGAAGTGGCTTAAGACTATTCAGCGCAGACAGGCTGAAGAATTGCGCCGCAAAAGCAAATAACTTCCCGTGAGGGGCTGGTTCTTCAGCCCCTTTAAACAAAACAAAAAAGGAAAAACGAAAATGGAAAATTCAAATATTAACTCAGTAAGGGCTTCAGTAGCAGCGATCCGCGACGATCTTCGGGCAGCATTTGTAGAACGAGAGGACGTTATCGACAATATGCTTCGCGCAATCTTCTCAGAACAGCACGTTGTCCTTCTTGGCGAGGCCGGGATTGCTAAATCGGCGGTAACAGAATCTTTTGTGAAGCGCATTACCGGGGCAAGGTTCTTTAAACGGCTGCTGCGCCGCGATACATGCGCTGACGAAGTGCTTGCGCCTATGAGCCTCAAAGCTCTTGAAAACGACGAATACCGCCGCATCTTAGAGCCAGTTGGCGGCTGGAAAACTCAGAGAGTCAGTAATATTCAATCCGCGCACATTGCAGTTCTGGACGAGGCCTTTAAATGCAACAGCACGGTTTTAAACGGGCAACTTGATGTAATGAACGAAAGAAGCTTCCAGAACGCAGACGAAGAAGTTAAATGCCCGTTAATCTCGGCCTTCCTGCTTTCCAATGAACGCCCTGAGCAAGAGGAACTGGCGGCATTTTGGGATAGATGCGTTGTTAGAATGGTAGTGAAAGACATTCAGGAGGACGGCAGCTTTCTGGCCTTCCTTAACGCTAAAACCGGCAACGCCGCGCACAAAGACAGCGGAGCAACTATAACTATTCAAGACCTGCAATCAGCCATTTTGGACGTTAAGACCGTAACAATAAAGCCAGACCTGAACGAGCAAATCACGCAGTTGAGAAGAAAGCTTCACGATATTGGAATCAGGCCATCGCCCCGGCGCTTCGCTTTTATCCTGCGCTTTCTTCAGGCTGTTGCATGGCTCGACGGACGCGGCGAAGTTGAAGCAGACGACCTGATGTCGCTTGCAGATTGCCTTTGGGAGTCAGAAGATGACATTCCCAAGATAACCGGAATACTTGGACAGCTCGCAAGCCCGGATTTGGGCAGGATTCTGGAGCTTCTTGATTCTGCGAAAGAAGTTTACGAGAAAACTAAAGTTCCGAACGCCGATGCAGCAACGCTTCTGGACGCGAACACAAAGCTTCGCACGGCAAAGCAGCATATTGAAAGAATTGGCAATAGCGCAGTTGGCGCTAAAGTAAAAAGCAAAGCCAAGGAAGCGTGCGCTTCTATCAAGCGCTGGCATACAGAAATGCTTGCGAAACTAGGCATAAACGGCGGGATTTAAGATATTTGTCAGGGAAGCGTAAAAAACTTCCCGGCTTAAAACTTTTTTTTATTTTCTGGAAAAATCTTACAACGGGAAACCTTTATCAAAAGCCAGTCTTAAGGGCACAAAAAAATAGTTTAAAAAAAGATCTTTACAATCAGATCGGAAACTATTATCCTGAGTTTGTCCTTAATTTTAATCAAAACTCGAAAGGTGAAACGAAATGAAAGTAATATACAGCGAAGTAGAATACACAGTCCCGGCGGATTGCAAGATACTCGCCTCGCATAGAGGCATGGACTTAGCGGCAGTAAGAACTGCCAGCGGCGAAGAAGTTTTATACTTCGCCGGGGTCGCTTACAAAAGCGACTTTGCGGTGCAAGACGTTGTTGACATGTGCATAAATGGTTGGAAAGCCCGCACAGTCGGCAGCTTTATAAAAAAGAACTTCCAAAGAGCCTAAGCAGAGTAACGGGGCGCAAGCCCCGGTAATGCTGGAAGCCGGTTACAACCCCGGCAGGCAAATTCGAAAGGGGAAAACGAAAATGAATATCACTTTAAAAATCGCTCAGGAAACCGCCATAAAGACAGGCTACGGCTGCTACAAAGCAGCAGCAACTCTTGCGGACAACGCATGCGAAATCGTTGTTGATCGCAACTACCGCGACGGGGACTATGTTTTCAGCCTTGAAACTATTATTATTTCAGGCGCGAACAAAAAAGTCAGCGATTATGCTGCAATGGGGCTAACAGTGACCCCGGACTGCGATATAGCGGCAGTTTTCAAAGCCGTCGAAGCCGCAGCCGCAGAGAAGCAGGCTAGAGAAGATGCTGAGAAGCAGGCCGCAGAAGCCCGCGCAAGATACCCAAAAACATTACATTGCGACCCGGTTATTGCCGACCTTAGAAACAAGGGCTTTGAAGTAAGCACTCAGACCGAAGAAGAATTTGTAGCCTGCCCTGAAGCTACTCTTAAAGCAAAGAAAGACGGCATTACCGTAAAATTTTACATAGACAGCCGCCGCAACGGTGGCAGCGACTATCGCCCTACTTACGAAGCTATCTACAAATGCGAGTCATATAGCATGGGCGACGACAATAAGAAATGGTGCAAAACTACAAAGAAGCTTGTTGCTAATATCGAAGCGCTACACGCAGACTTGATGGCTATTGAAGCACGCAGACTGGAAAAGCTCGCAAGAGAAAATTCAACTAAGACCCTTGTTCAGACCGAAATTGCGCCAGACTTTAAGGAAATAACTAAGTGGTCGAACGGCTACGGACGGGGTTGCGGCGTAGAACACAAAGAATACGAAACTAAGCGCAACGAAAAAAGCATTAATCTCAGCAATGTCAGCGCAAACAACAAGACCGCAACAATGTCGCTGTGCAATATTACCTTCGACCAGATTAGCCAGATCATGGCGATTCTCGATAACAAGTAACCTTTGCGCGGGGCTGTTTCCAGCCCCTAGACCGAAATTAAAATGGAGAAAAGAAAATGAAAAAGAAAGCATCAAGACTGGAAAACTTTACTGGCAAGTGGAATACTGCGATGATCGACGGCGTTGAGTCGCTGGGCTGTGTCTGCATCATGGACTTACACGGCGTAAAAGAAAGCCGCGCTTCTCTTGCGGAGAGGCTTAACGACCTCGATCTACCGGGAGAAGAAATTAAGCCGAAACGAGAACAGACCGCATTTCTCGACATTCTCAAGCACATGGAGAAAAGCGGCATCATCGTTAAAGTGGACTCCACGTTCCAATGGATCACTTATCAGGTCAATAGCGTTGCGCTGGACGCAGCAATGACCGAGAACGGCCTTACTAGAGCAGCAATCAGCGCGAAGTCAGTTGTGAGATTCTACAAGATCGGGAGAAGCCCGAAAGGAGGCATGATAGAATCCGATACGATCGGCGTTGCAAATGCGATTGAGGCTCTAATGGACGCAGAGAAGGACATGGCAAGCACTAACGACGTAACCGGCGCTATAAAGCGCATCTGCGAAAGACTCGGCGACATTACAGACTTGCGGCAGTCGGGCGGCGCGATCTTTATTCCTGCGCCATTCTACGCTACAGCACAAAAGCTGGAGGTTTTCGTAGAAAGCCTTAACGGGGACAATTCTTTTACCCTACTGCCAGTCCCGGCAACTGGAAATAAAAAAGCAACCGTTTGGAAGGCTGTTGCAGCAGAGGTTCAAAAGACATTCGATGATCTTGAAAAAGCAGAGAAAGACGCTGCGGAAGCAGTTCTCGATGGCAAGGGGAAAGGCCGAGTAGACACTGTGCATGCCTCATACAAGGAAGCAATCGCAAGGGCACAGATTTACGCAGATTTCCTTAATATGAACGCTGAAAGCATTGTGGAAAAGGCGAAGGCAAAGCAGGCAGCGTTTCAGAGAGCCGTATTAATGGGCTTCAGAGATGCAGACTCGACCCCGGAAACCCCTACAGAATCCGCACCAGAAACAATTTAAGAAAAGGAGAAGGCGGGGAAACCCGCCTATAAAGGAAAAACAAAATGATACGACTACAGAGAAACAACGAACCAGACTTGGAATTTACCGGCGAGGAAATCGCCAGAAGCTCGTCAAGGCGCGAACAGGATCAGCCCCGCTGGACTGAACTTGTTGCATACAAGACGGAGAGCGGCAAATGGGTGTTGCAGATCATTGGTAAATCTGCGCTGCCGGGGGAATCGGAACGATCAGAGGTAAAAGTGTTCAACAGCCCCGCAGAGTTCGCAGCAGGCGCTTACTGCAATGATCCATACACCAAAGAATACAAGCTCTCATTCCCCGCTAAGGCTTTAATGCGCAGTCTTTACGAACTGCTCAGAGAACCGGCTTTCGACCTTAAAGAAACTATTTAACAGGAGAAACGAAATGGAAAACAATTTAAGCGAGAATAGTGCATATTGCGGTAGCTTCGGGGGCAAGACGACAAAAATAGATAGATATAAATGGATTATAAAAAACAAGCAAGGAGAATTAAAATGGCTTAACAAAGACAGCCTTGCTGTAGACGAATCATACCAGAGATCAGCAAGCCGGGCTAAGGTTCTAAGAATTGCAAGAGAATGGAGCTGGATTGCTTGCGGCGTTATATCTGTCGCAAAAAGAGCGAGCGGCTTTTTCGTAATAGACGGGCAGCACAGGGTCTTGGCAGCAAGAAACAGAGCGGATATAGACGATCTGCCCTGCGTTGTTTTCGACTCTGATGGAGCAGAAAAAGAAGCTAGAGCCTTTTTGGATACGAACAAAAACAGAAAAGCAATGACATCAATAGAGTCTTTTAAAGCGATGACAATTGCTATGGAGCCTGTAGCTATTTTCGTAAAGGAAACTCTTGAAAAAAACAGCATAACAATAAGCACCTCTGCTTCTAGGCCGCTAGAATTTAAGTCGCTTACATTCGCTATAAAAACCGCTAAAGAAGCCCCGGAAATATTTGTAGAGCTGTTTGATTTGATCGGAAAACTATGCGTAGCATGTCCAATAAGAGAAAGGGTTGCGGGAGGGCTATTTTACTTAGCTAAAAAAGGTTTTTTTCAAAAAAAGGGGTTTAAAGACAGGGTTTTAAAAATAGGACACGAAGCTCTTTTCCAAGCAGCTAACAAAGCTGCGGCATATTTCGCTGCTGGCGGAGAAAAGGTATGGGCCTCTGGAATTTTAGACACTATCAACAAATCGTTGAGAGTTAAGTTTGAATTAGAAGCTATTTAATAGGAGAACAAAAAAAATGGAAAACAATCAGAACAATCAGAACGCACAGAACAAGGCAATGGAAGCGGCGCAAAACCGCATGATCGTAACATCAGACGACCCTATCGTTGGCATGTTATGGGACACAGCAAAGTTTGAACACCTACAGAGGCTTGCTAACATGTTCGCTAATTCCGGCATGGTTCCAGACCTCTTTAAAAAGAATCCGGCAGCTTGCGCCGTAGGGCTTCAGCTTGCGCAGCAGCTTCAGGTCGCACCATTTATGCTCTTTCAGAAGATGTATACGATCGGCGGCAAACCTGCTATTGAAGCGCAGCTTGCGATTGCGGTAGCAAACCAGAGAGGCGTGTTTACCGGCCCGATCGAATACACTTTTGTAGGCGAAAACAAGGACAAGACCCGCGCCTGCACAGCAAAAGCCGTTCTTTCCAAGACCAAAACCCCTGTTGAAATGACGATAGACTGGGCTGTTGTAGACGGAGAAGGCTGGAGCAAAAAAGGTGGAAGCAAGTGGCTAACCATGCCAGACCAGATGTTTCGCTACAGATCGGCAATGTGGCTTATTAGAACCTACTGCCCTGAAGTGCTGTTCGGCATGTATTCAACCGAAGAACTGGACGACATGAGAACAATCGACATTACCCCGAACAAGCCTGCAAGCCCCATGAAAGAGGCGCTTAGAACCGGCGCAGACTTCAATATCGGAGAATCTAAACCAGATACTTCGACTGAAGATGCAAAATTTACAGAGCAGGGGAACGAGAATAACCTGAACGCTGAGCCTACGATAGCCGAAATTGGAGACGAAAATGCGATTAAGGACTCAATACCTCAAAACGATCAAGAATTTAACGTAGCGTTTGCGGAAAGCGTTATAAATGAATTAATCGTAGACGCAGGACTGGACAGCGAAAAGAAACAGGCATCGCTGGATATCATCTTCAAGACAGCAACCGGAGGGAAATCTCGCAACGAATGGGGCGCTTCAGAATACCAGACTCTTGAAAAGACCCTGAAATCAATCATAGAAAAGAACGCAAAACTCGCAGCCCTTAAAGCTCAGACAGCGAAAAAGGAATAATACTATGGAAGCCAGCGAAAATACGGTAAGACTCTCGTATTCTTCGCTGGCCTCTTACCGATCCTGCCCTCACCGCTATAAGAATGAGCCACGGCAGGCCGGTAACGAAGCCAGCGAAAAGGGGAAAATCTTTCATGATGCAATGCAGAAGATTTTAACCGGGGAAGATAAAGCAGAAGTAAGAGCATGGCTGGGAAAAACGATGGTAGAATGGGGCTTTTCGCCAGACAGCCTTGCAGAAGTGCATGAAATGTTTGATCGCGTTTCAAGCTCGAAATTCTACATTCCTGAACCGGGGCGCATTATTTCAGTAGAAAGCGACGATGGCGAGATCATGCTTCATGGAGCACCAGCTTTCGCAATACCGCTACCAATTGTAGTAGACGGGAAGCGCGTAGTTCTTTCTGGCCGCTTCGACTTGGTTTTAAGCGATGAACAGAGCGGCGGAATTGAGATAAGGGACTGGAAAACAGGTTTCCTCGACGCAGACGAGCTACAGCGAGATATTTACGCACTTGCGGCTTACCTAAAATACTGGAAGATCAGCCCTATCAAGATTCGCTTTGTCTACACCAGACGCAGTTTCAGCCCCAGACCAACCGTCTACAATGCCTCTGACATGCCTGCGATACTTGAATACATCGCTATACTTTCGACTTCGTTAATCCGAGATACTGAATTTAAGCCAAAATTAAACGCAAACTGCAAAAACTGTTCGCTTCGAATGTCTTGCCCTGAGTTCGTAGACGCGATCAGCAAAGCACCGGCAGCGCTTACTATTTCACCCGACAACTGGTCGGCGATTCGCAAGTGGAAAGAACATCTTGGAAACGTAGCAAAAGCAACGGCAGGGCTTTTAGACGACATGAAAAAACTTGAAGAAGATTATCTGGAGCGCAACAAAACGGCAGTAGAAGATAATGGCTCGATCGTAGAAATGAGTCAGCAGGTCGGAGCTTACGAATACCCCGTTAAACAAGTTTCAGCATTACTTGAAGAAGCCGGTGTTGACTGGACTGGAGCAATTAAAATGACGACAGCGGGGCTGGAAAGCACGGTAGAATCAGCCGTTGTAGAAGGAAAAATAACTGAAGTGCAGGCCGATGAGATTTGGCGTAAAATCAACGGAGAAAAGGCAAAAAAAAGTGACGTTTGGGAAATTGAACCTATTCGCCAGATTGCCTACTACAAAAAGACGATCAGAAAAGCTAAACCAGCAGAAGAACAGAAATAAACCGGAGGCCAATCTTGAAGTATGGAATTATCTGTTGTAGCGCATGGGACGACCCGAAGTTTTGCTCACTATCGGCATCGGGCATGCTATCAGTTATTTTTATCTGGACACATCAACGCCGCAATTCCTGCGGCATATACCGGGACACGCCGCAATCTCTTGCGGCATTAAACCCTAGACCAGAAGATGAGTTTCTGGCAGGGTTTCAGGAGGGAATCGACCGGGGCTTTATTTTCTACGATTCGGTTAAAAAAATAATTCTGATCCACAATTACGTTAAACACTGTCAGCCGGGGAATCCAAACATAATGAAGTCATGGATTCCGGTAATAAAGACGATCCCGGACTGCGATTTGAAAGAAAAATGGAGGCAGGAAACGATTACGGGATTAGACCGGGAAGGCTATCGCGAACTATTTGAGCAACTATTCCCGCAATCATTCGCACCAGCTCCAGAGGCTATAAAGCCGGAACTGCCAAAAGTAAAAGCAATTATTCCGCCGGCAGAAATAGCGCAGGAGTTGTTGCCAGCAATAATCCAGCCAAAGGCTTTAACAGTTAAAGAGCCGAAAATAAAGCGCCCAAAAGCACCAAAGCTTTCTGATGAAGAATTTCTTCAAAGCCTGAGAAGCAATACCGCGTTCAGGCATATCGACATAGACCGGGAGCTTGCGCTAATGGATAGCTGGTTATTGGCTCACCCCGGCAGAGTTAAGACGCGCCAGTTTATAGTAAACTGGCTGGGAAGATCGGTAACAAGCAATTCGCCTGTTACCACAAATCAAAATAAACCATACGCAAACAAGCTGACAGGGCAGGGACAACGCAATGCCGCACTAGTCAACTCAATGCTATCTAAAGACCCGTCAGAGGAGGACGAGTAATGGAAAAGAAGGATTATCCGCATTTCTTAAAGTCTATGGTCGGACTTGCGGAAGTGCTTGGCCCGAAGGAACTTTCAGAAACGATCTTGGAAATATACTGGCAGGTGCTTAAAGAGTTGACGCTGGATCAATTCAACCGCGCAGTAAAGGTTTCTGCAACAAGCAGCAAGTTCTTTCCAAAGCCAGCAGAATTACTTGCGGCGATTGCTCCGGACGCAGCGGGGCAGGCCGTAGTCGCTTTCGATAGAGCGGCTGCGGCCATGAGCATCGGCACTTATAAAACAGTATGCTTCGATGATCCAGCTATAAATGCAACGATCGCATCACTTGGCGGCTGGATTGAGTTTGGGCAAAAAGAGGCTACAGAATGGCTTAGAAAAGACTTTCAAAAGATTTATGAAGTTCATTATAAGCGCATCAGAGCAGGTGATTTTTCCGGTATTCCAACAAAGCTGCCGGGGATTATTGAGCTATCGCCGAAAAAGATGGAATCGGAAACGGTTTTTATCGGTGACAAGCAAAAGTGCCTTGAATGGACAAGTTCAGCAGAAAAGATAGCGGGGCAATTCCCCAAGATCGAAGGATTAAGGCTTATTTCACAAGGAGGGAAAAATGGACAATCTGCCGATTAACGATTTTTACGACTTTACTTTTTTAATACCAGCGAGAGGCGTTCCAAAGGGCAGCACTCACGCATTTAAAAGCAAGCACAGCAATAAAATTATCACACAGCAAAATGGTGCTAATGCACTATACGCCTATCAATATTTAGTATCACTCGGTGCAAGACAAAGAGGCGTAAAGCCGCTGGACAATAGCGTTTCAATCAAAATAAGATACAACTTCGCAAGACCGCAATCGCATTATATCGGCAACAAACGGGAAAAAGGCTTAAAAGCGTCAGCGCCAAAGTATTACGCGCAAACGCCAGACATAGACAAGCTGGACAGGGCTGTGCTTGACGGACTAACCGGAGTGGCTTACGTTGACGACAAGCAGGTTGTTTCGCTGCAAAGCGAAAAGCACTGGTCGGCAGAGTGTGAAAATGTTCATGTTTGGATCAAATACTTACGATAAGCAAGTGCCGCGATGGTAGCGGCAGAACAAACCCGCCCACGGCCAGAATACGAAAGCCAAAACGACAGGAATAACGAACAGGCTATTATTGCAATCGTAGAAAGCAAGTGGCATTGCAAAGCACAGAAGTTAAAAAAGCGGCTGGAGCTGGACTTCGCATTAATTAGAAACGGCAAAATAGTCGCTTTTGCAGAAGTAAAGCAACGAAACGTGCTTCACGATACATACAAAACATTTGCAATATCGCTGCATAAGTGGTTAAAAGCCAAGGAGCTTTCAGAAGCCTGCAAAATACCAGTTTTCTTCGTGATCGGCTATAAAGACGGAATCCGCTGGGTAAAGCACGATTTAACAGA